TTCGTTCTTACCTCCAATGATAGCAAGCTCTTGATCTGAAGCCATTTGGAGGGCCATTTGTTGCTCTGCATACCATATATCTAGAACCTCGCGCTCAGTCTGTAACGACTGCATCAACCGTGTCAGTTCGGCATCGGACGCACCACCGCCACCACGACCCGGCTTGTTAGCGTCCTGCAATTCCTTGCGGCGCTTTAGCAACTCTTCCTGACGACCAATCGCAGCAATGTCGATGGCATATTGAGCATCCGCAACAATCCTATCCTGACCCGCAGCAACCTGCTTCTGTCGCTGCTCTTCAGCGCGCAGCTTCATGCTTTCAATCGTGCGAGCAATAGAGGCATCTGCACCACGTTCAAGGGCGCTGATTTCAGCCTCAAGAACACGAATTCCGCTATCGAGGTTCGCGCTAAACCCAGCAGCTGCAGCAATTGCGCTCGCTAGGTCACGGGCGGCATTAGCTGCGCTTGTTAGACTACCAGCCGCTCCATTGGTTAGTGATACAACATTACTAAGAGACGCCTCTGTGTCAAGTAGCTTTTGATAGAACTCGCGCTGCTCGCCGTTCATCCTATCAATACCGCCAGTAGCAGTTAGGAACTCTTGACTTAGCGCCCGGACCTTCTCTAGCTGTTCCTCTGGACCCTTTGCCATACGGACCTCGTTAAGAGCCTCAGCAAGAGCCTTAGCACCTTCAGCCTCATCATCGAACCAATCGCGGCCCAGTAGGTCGTCAATACGCGCTAACTCAGACCGCAACCCACCAGAGAACTCACTAGCCAGTTGCCTTGTCGCCTCAGCGGCGTCCAGCATGATTTCGCGCAAACGCAATTCCTGCATGCGTTCGCCAAGCCGAATAGTTTCCTTGTTCACCATTCCAAATTGCTTACGGATATAATCAGTAGCATCAGCGCCAGTTAGAGAAGCTTCTCGGTAATCCTTAATGGTGCTAGCAAGATCCCCCAAAACATCGTCAAGCGTCCTAGCGTCGTCACCAGCCCCCGCCGCGCTAAACGCCCATTGTGTCAGAGCCGCCACGCCTGCGATAACGCCGATAGTGGCAAGAGACATGGGGTTAACCATAGACGTGAAGCCCGCTGCAAGCCCTTGCAAAGCTGCCTTACCACCACCCATCTGAGCGAATACTTGGTTGATTTGTGTACCTTGCTGGACCGCAAGCTGCAACGGTGACTGCCCAGCAGCGAGCATAATGCCAATATCGTTAAGCTGTGCGCCAAGGTTAGCTGTTTGGGATGTTGACGCATGCATAGTCTTGCTAAAATTACCAGCAACCGCAATCTGCGACTGGTATCTAGCAGTCAAGTTAGCCAAACTAGCCGCATGCTGATCAGCGGTAATATTACCGGATTTCAACTCTGCATTTAGAGTATCTTGTGCTTTTTGCAACTTAACCGCAGCAGCAAAAGCGCTGTCCTCAGATGCACGCAGCTTGATAAACTCAGACGACGCCTTGCCGGTTAACTTATTCAGATCACCTGTGGCTGACCTCAACGCAGCCTGCTGCGCCTCGGCCCGCATAGCCGCCGCTGACATATTGTCAAGATCACCAGCCGCCTTGACTGCGCCAGAACTATCAATCTCATATCCCAGCCTAGCTACGGTCATCTAGCTTCCTTTTAGTCTCTCTGCGTTCCTCGTGCTTTGCAATCGCTTTCGGCATTTCACTTCTAAACGCGGCATCCATCGCGTAAATTATACCCTCTTCACGCCTTGACAGCGAAACACCGGACCAATCCCGCCACTCCTTTACAAGTGAAGGCGTTATTGCATCCTCATTGCCGCTTATGAAACGGCGAATACCCCAGAACCACCCGACATAGTGCGAACCATAGTCGGGCGGATACTTATCGGGGATAGGGACGCCTAGAGGTTCTACACGATCACGAATAGTTTGACCGTCCCAGCCGGGAATATCAAAGTAAACGTGATCGCGTATGTGTTGGGTTAGCCCTTTTTCAAGGGCAGAGTAAAACCCGAGATTTCATCAATCTTGGCAATGACCTGATTATTAATGCCCGGAATACCCATGAACTTCAGCTTGTTTTCGTAACTGCATTCTGGGTCAGGCTCGTCATCCGAGAACAACCCTTCACCGTTGAAATCCCATCGGCTAATGCACGCGATATACTTGTCACGCGCACGACTTTGGAACAACTCGCCACGCTCGCCTTCCGGGATATCGCTAACGACATCATCCCCATCAATACGCACATACCGCAAGTTTAGGTCAGTTGTCTTAGCTGCATATTCGTTTTCAACAGCAATAGCCGCGTCACACTCAAGATCCCGAACCCAAACCTTCAGTCCAGACGGATTACCGTCCTTATCCTTCAGTTCAAGTTCGAATTCTTGCTCATATCCATTCCGATAGAAACGATCTGCAATCGCCATGAAAAGCCCTCCTTATTTCAGTTTAGTTAAGTTGCGTCAACAGTGATTTGCGTCTGCACAAGACCAAGCGTGAAGGTTTGGTTATTCCATCCCTCAACATCGCCATTGCTATCAATCGGACCAAGCACCAGACCACGGTTATAGCGCGTCACAGGCGTTAGTTCACCCGTCAGCAGCTTATCTTCGATCTTGAATGCGTAATAGCCGCCGTTGTTAGCTACGTTACGCATAGCAGTCTGACCCGCGTCCGAAAGGTCTTGTCCAACCTCGATAGTTGGATCGCCCGCGTTAGTAATGCCGGTTTGCTTCTGGGTTACATCAGTCCCCCAATAGTCTTGCGATACGACATTGGTATTAGCGCCTGTTTCGCCAGTAGTCACTACGTTGCCAACCTCGACCCAATCAACGATAGCCTCGAAGGCCGCTTGATTGAGATCAGAAGCTTGTGCCGTGGGGGAAAAGTACACCTTACGTCCCTTGTTAATCTTTCCGCTCATGTGCGAACCTCATGTGTTGTAAACCTGTTGACATGATACCCGATGCGGGTTATGTTGCGCAAAGAAGCGACATTAATGAGATAAACACATGTCAAACGGGGAATACGTACGCGCGGTGAAGTGGGCGCAAGTGCTGGAAATGGTGGAGGGCTTGGAAGATGGGTGAATGACAACCGATTGCAACCGCGCGGGCCGAAGTAAATCTCCATGGCATCTCAGAACGAATTCTGGCGTTCGCTCCGCCATATGAGGCCGCACCGCATTAAGTGCAATGCTTTTGTTAAATACATCTTGCACGTTTAACCGTGCAATGATAAGGGTTGATCAAGACGAAACGAAAGGAACCCCAGACATGACCGCCAGCGTTTACACAAAAACGGCAACCAAGGGAAAAACCGGCAATGTATATGCCTTTGGCCGCACCGCGGATCTTGATGGGCAACCCATCGATGCAGGCGGCTATTACGTTTTCAAACTCTGCGAAAACTACGCGGGCCATGTCCGCGGCGGGATCGCAAAAACATGGCGCTACATTGACAGAAACCTTTCCCACGCGGATGCGGTAGCCCTTATGAACCGCCGCCTCGGCTACAAAGCGTTTAATTGAAAGGAACGACCCCACATGCAACTCCAATGGACCGAGACAGAAGGCCACGCCCATGCGACAGGCGGCAACACTGTTTACCCCGAAACCTTTGAAATCGAATGGCAGCCTGCCCCAGAAATGTATTTCGTTTTTGGGAACGGCAGGCAATTTGGACACAAGGAAACCATGGCCGCAGCCAAGGCGGTTTGCCAGAAAATCCATGACGCCATCCACAACGGCACCCCCGACAATTTGAAACTCCAATAAAGGACCGATCACATGGCCAAGGAAACGCACAACTGCGCCAACTGCCATTGGCTTGAAGCCGATTACGAAGACGCCAGCGATGACCACTGGATGGCCCGTACTCGCGATCTCTGAGATAGTGGCAACCTTACTTGGTGGCTAAACCTCGCCTTCCCAGCGAACATCCATCGGAACCCTAAAATGAGAACCGTCACGATAGCCCGAGCCTGACAAGCCGGGCTGTTGTGCTACCTGCAACGACACGCTTCCGAACGTCATTACAGCGTCTTGTGCGAAATAGTCCGCAATCTTACCGGCATATTCAACGCGCTGGGCATAGGTCCACTGCATAGGCGCCATGACCATGATCATAAGCGAACCCGTGCGCCAATTCGACCCAGAGTAATAGCGCCTCAATGGATCGTATCGGATATCGTCAATAATCAGGTATGGCACGGTTGGATCTGGGTTATCGAAACCCTCGCCCGGATACACCACATCGGCAGGTAGGTCGGGATATGCCTCAAGGTAATTCCGAACCGCAGCCCAGATTTCCGCATCTTTACTCGCCATGTAGCGCCTCCGCTTCCCTTACTAGACCCGGCCACATATTGCCACCTCTTTCAACAAAGTAGTTTCCCGCCTGATTATAGTTTCGTCCAAGACTATCCTCGCCTACAAAGCCGTAGTTCATGCGAGGTCCGTAAACAGCCCTAACCCCGATATATACCGGATCACCATAATCAATGCTGTTGATCATAAAAGAAACATCGGGTGCAGTGTATTCACGCTCTTCCCGATCTACCT